AAGGTCGACGCATGGACCAACGTGCGCGGCCACTGGAAGACGACGCAGAAGCGCAAAGACCGCGAGAAGCAGACGACCGCGTGGCTCCTGCGCTCGCGTGTGCTGCCGGACCTTCCCGTCGTGGTCACTTTCACGCGCATCTCACCGCGTGACCTCGACGACGACAACCTGCCCAGCGCGTTCAAGTATGTCCGCGACACCATCGCCGCGCACTACGGGACGCACGATGGGACCACGGCGCCGATCACCTGGCGCTACCAGCAACGCCGCGCGCGCCCCGACGAGACGGCGCGTGTCGGATTCACGATCGAGATTGAAAGGCAGGCATGATCCTCTACATCGACACCGAAACCGGCCCGTCGACGCGCCCAGACGTGATCGCCCACCTCGCCGCAAAGCACGACGCCTTGCGCGACCCAGAGCACGCCCGCAAGGCAGACGAGGCGTACAAGCGCACGTCCCTGTCGGGCACCTTCGGCGAGCTGTGGGTGATCAGCGTCGCCACCGACAACGACGAGCCGATCACCTACGTCCGCGACCGCGCCGACCCCGACGGCGAGGGAGCCATGCTGCGCCGGTTCGCGCGCGACATGATCGACCTCGACCATGATGTCCAGTTTGCCCGCAACCTCGACGCCATCGTGGCCCACGGCGCGGACTTCGACCGTGGGATGCTGCGCCAGCGCGCGACGGCACACGGGGTCTATCTGCCGTCTGCGATCACCGCGTGGGGCCTGCGCCCCTGGGACCGCGCGAATCGGTGGGTCTGCACGATGGAGTCGTGGACCGGCGACGCCCGCCAGCGCGTCTCGCTCGAGGATCTGGCGCTCGCCCTCGCGGTGGACGCGCCGGTCAAAGGCGCCGACGGGATCACGGGAGATCAGGTGTGGGCCCTGATCTGTGCCGGCCACCTCGACCGCGTGGCGTCCTACTGCGCCGACGACGTGAGGCGCGTGCGTGCGATCTACCAGCGGATCATGTCCGCCCGCCGGCCTGATCTGTAACGCCACCGCATCCCAAAGCCACCGCACAGAAACGTGAGGCAGACGCTTGACGTTTCTGTGCGCGTGTGTAGAATGGACTCATGGGCAGCAGGGACGCTGCCTCACACAGAGGAGAGACAGATGCTGCGCAACACCGAAAACAACTGGATTGCCAAGCTCTTTTGCGACTTTCGCTCTGGCTGTGAAGTCAGCGATTCAAAGGTTGACCTTGTGGTCAGCATCATCTTTGCCTGACCCCACCCCTACAACCGACCCCGCATCGCCCGGTCAGCCCGGGCTTTGCGCGTCAGAGGAGAGACACCATGAACGACGACAACACCCCGCGCGGCGCCGACCACTACTGGGAGTCCCGCGTGGACCCCGTCGACCACCGCGACGACCCGCCAGAGGACGACCACGAGATCACCGACGAGCGCGCCGAGCAGTGGGCGCGGGAGATGGGGGAGGACGAGCGCCCGCTCGAGGACGTTCTGGCCGAACTCGCTGAAATCTATGGGGTGCCGGTGTGAAACCGCTGTGCCCCACCGTCCGCCGCGCCATCGTGCGCGAGGCAAAGCGCCGTCGTCTGCCCGTGTGGGCGTTTCTCTTGAGCCTGGAGGCTTTCCGTGATTGACCCCGACCGCCACCTGCCCGACCCCGGCATCGACGACTCGCCCACCGACAAGGAGCTTGCGCAGGCCGCCGACAACGTCGACGTGACCGAGTGGGTGCTGGACCTCGGCAACACCGGCGGCGACGACCGCTACCTGCTGCGGTGGGCGCAGGACTGTTACCGCGAGGTGCTGGCCGCCGTGGAGCGCCACAGAGAGGCGGTGGCCCGTGAGCAGTCCCACTGACGTGATCGCCGCCATGGAAGATGTGCAGCGCCGGATGGCGGTGCTGCGAAAGGACGGCAGGGACGCCGGCCAAAGAGGAGAGAGACGATGAAATACCTCGACAAGCTCAAGTCAGACCCGCGCGTTGCAAGCATCAGCAACGAAGGCACAGGACAGAATGGTGACGGCGTGTTTGTGTCGCTACACGTCGGCTGGGTTGCTGAGTCGACAGGGACACACGAGGTCCACGAATGGACGATCGCAGACCTGCGTGAAGCGATGAAGACGGTTGTGCCGTGCTCCTGTGAGGAGTGCTCCGCGTGACCGCTGACCTCTTTCTCACCCCGCTCGCCATGTCGCGAGCGTGGGCGATGCCCAACGCCAACACCTTCAGCGTGCCGCCAATCCGCGCGCTGATTGCTCGCCACCTCACCGACGGCGTGTGGCTGGACCCGTTCTCGCGCGCGTCGCCGTTTGCGCATCGCTGCGTCACCAACGACCTGAACCCGGACTTCCATGCCGACTACCACGAGGAAGCCGCCGACTTTCTCGCCCGCTTCGACGGCGCCAACGTCGACGGCGTGCTGTTCGATCCGCCGTACTCTCCGCGCCAGATCGCGGAGGCGTACAAGGGTGTTGGTCGCGTTGTCCACGGCGAGAACACCACGTCGGCGTTCTACGGTGACCGCAAGCGGCTGGCAGCGCGCGCCATCAAGGTCGGCGGCAAGGCGCTGTGTTTCGGCTGGAACTCTGGAGGCTTTGGCAAGGCCAACGGCTTCCGACTCGTCGAGGTGCTGATCGTGGCACACGGCGGCGCTCACAACGACACGATCTGCACCGTTGAGATCAAGGAGACGAAGACCCGATGAAGAAGACCAAGGACGACAAGCGCGTGTGCCTGAACATCGCGCTCACCCCCGAAGAACTCGCCACGCTGCGTGCGGCTGCCTCGCAGACCGTGGACAGCGGCGGACGCATCGCGAAGTGCGGCACGTGGGCCCGTGGCGTGCTGCTCGCGGTGGCGAGGGGGGAGCGGTGATCGCCCGCATCCGCCGGTGGCTGGACTCGTGGATGGTCGTCGAGGTCGACGACGTCGTGATTGTGCCCGTCGAGAAGTGGCACCTGATCATCGACGAGAGAAATCAACTGCGCGCCGAGGTAGAAAGGCTGCGGCGCCTTGTGAGGGAGGGTGTGTGAGCCCCATCGATCTGCGCCTCGGGCGCTGGCAGGACGTGCTGTCGGATGTCACGACGTGTGATGCGGTGATCTGTGATCCGCCGTATAGCGCGAGGACCGACGAGGGCTACATGAGTCACGGCACGCACGAGGTCGCCATGACGACGGACATCGGCTATCGCCCCATTGGGCAGGCCGACGCCGACGCCCTCGCTGCGTTTCTGGCCCCACGGACTCGTCGGTGGGCTGTCATCTTCGGCGACCACATCAGCCGCGAATGGCACGCAACGGCGTGGGAGGCTCAAGGCTGGTACGTCTTCGCGCCGGTCGTCTGGGTGAAGCGCGGAGCCGCCCCGAGGTTTCGCGCCGACGGCCCGGCGTCGCAGGTCGACCACATCATGGTTGCTCGCCCACGGAAGAACCTCGAAGAGCAGGACATGGGCTCGCGCCCCGGCTGGTATCTCGTCGACACGCCACGTGCTGGCAACGACTACCACGGCGTCACCGGCAGCAAGTGCATCAAAGGCATGCGCGCCATCGTCCGCGACTACAGCCGCCCCGGCGACCTGATCGTCGACCCCTTCTGCGGCAGCGGCACAACCGCCCTCGCCGCCGCGATGGAAGGCCGGCGCTGCATCACGTCGGAAGAGAAGCCCGAGCACTACGAGATTGCGCGCAAGCGCCTGGAACGTGGGTATCAGCCATGTCTGATGTGATCTTGCTTGCCGTCGTGGGTGCTGTCGGGCTACTGCTAGGCACACTGCACGTCGGGTGGGACCGCCGACGTCAACTGGACCGCCAGCACCGTGCGCTGCGGTCGTTTTATGAGAGGGAGTGAGTGATGGACAACGATTCGATTTCTGGCATCCGTGAACAGCTCGCCGCCGAGAAGGAGCACGCCGCCGGGGCCATCAGCGCGTACCGTGCGACGCTCGCGCGGCTGACCGACGTAGAGAAGGAGTGCGCCGCCGAGAAGGCCCGCGCGGACGACCTGTCCCGCATGGTGGCGGAATGCACCGCCCTTCTCGACGACGTGAAGCGCGCGGAGTGGAGTTGCCGCGAGGACGACGGCCCGCCGTCGCCGTTCTGGGGCGACGAGTGGCAGGCTCGCATCGACGCCATCCTCTCCCGCCCCGGCGTCGCCGCCGAGCGGGGGAGGTGGGTGAGCGTGGAAGAGCACGAACGGCTGATGGAGGCCGAGAACGCGGACCACGCCCGCACCATCGAGGCATGTGCGCACGCAGCCGAGCAGCGCGACGCCGCCATCGCTGCGAAGGAGAAGGCGGAGGCGCTGACAAGGCGAGCAGTCGACGTGCTCGTGTCTGAGGAAATGGACCGCGACTTCGGCGAGGAGCCGAGCGCGCGCGTCATGGAAGTCCGCGCCATCATGGCCGAGTGCGGCATGACTGCAGAGAAGTGCTCGATGGGATCGACCATCGGCTACAGCGGCACCGCCGCCGTCGTGCGGGAACGCGACGAGTGGAAGGCCCGCGCGGAGAGCGCCGAACTCGGCTGCGACATCGCCTACCGTCGCGAGCCGACGCAAGAGGAAGGCGACGCCCACGAGGACAAGCAGCACCAGAGCATGGGGCCTGAACTCGCGACGGGCGAATGCTTCGTCGCAATGGGCGGGTGGACCGGGCGTCGATGCCGCCACTGCAACCGCTGGGTGTGGGGCGGGCCGACGGCGTGCGTGGTGTGCGTCGAGAAAGCCGCCCGCGACGAGCTGGGCATCCAGCTCGCGGCGTGTCAGGAGCGGCTGCGGTTGGCGATGGACGCCGTGAGGAAGCTGAAGGCATTCCGCGACGGCATCACGTTCAAGGTGGACGAGGACCGTGGCGTCCACAGCCTGCGAAGCATCGCGCTCGACCTTGAGCGCCTGTGGGATGAGAGCGACGACGCCCTCGCCGCCCTCGACGCCGTCCCAGGTGACGCGCTGCAACCTGTAAGCGCCGCTTACAAGTTCGACATCGGCCCCGCCCTCGACCGCGCCCACGAGGCCAGCGGGGTGGTGACGGGTGCTCCGTTCGACGAGCCGCAGAACGGCGTGAAGGGGGTAGAGTGATGGGCCAGAACATGGACGAGTTCCTGATGGCCACCGTCGACGAACTCCGCACCGAACGCGACACCCTCATCCGCCAGCGCGCCGCCGACGTGGAGGCCCTCAACGCGGTGCAGGCGCTGCATGCGCAGGCGGTGGCCGAGCGTGACGAGGCGCGGAGGCAGGTGGAGGCGATGAGGGAGGTGGTGGAGGCGGCGCGCCGCGAGATGTGGCAGTCGATGAACCTCCCCATCCGGGAGGCGATTGAACGCCTCGACGCCATCGCCGTGCCGTCGACGGAGGTGGAGGGATGAAGCGACTTTTCAGTGGAGTTGACTACAGGTTCGACGGCGAGGTCATCCCCGACGTCACCCGCGACGACCTCATCCGCCTAGTGGTGGGGATGCAGTGGGCGGCCGCTATGGTGCTGTTCTCGTATGACGCCGTTCGCGACGACGACGGGTACACGCTTCACCCCGACGCTGGCTGGAGCAAAATGGACCTTCGTTCCGCCTGCGACATCGTCGACGAGTGGCTGGGGGTGCGGAAGTGAAGCGCAAGACGAAGAAGCAGCGCCCGTCGCGGATGCCGTGCCCGAACTGCAAGGTCAAGGGCAACTGGGGCGGCGCCATCTGCCACCTCTGCGGCGGGCGGGGGAAGCAGCGATGACCGCCCCCATCACCAACCCGTTCCTCGGCTGGCACCGGTGCGACGAGTGCGGCGCGGAGGCGGATGCGCCGTGCTGCGACATGGACGACCTGCCTGTGACGCGCCTGTGCAATGGCAGGGTTGGCCCCGGCGGGAAAGCCTACCCCGCCGCCATGTGCCAGCACTGCGGCACGCCCACGAGGCTGCATGGAGCGGCGAGAGCGACGGGGGTGACGTGGTGCATCGCGGTAAAGTGCCAGCGCGCCCACAAGCGCGCCATCGATGCGCGATACCTCGACAGAAAGCGGGCCAAGGTCGCGCCAAGGTACAGCGCCTTTCCGTGTGCATGGTGCGGGAAGCCCGCCAGTGGTCATGGTCGCGGCGATGCCAAGATGCGATGCTGCGGCGACGCAGAATGCTTCCGCAGGATCAGGTCGATGAGATCAGCCGCTGCGCGCAAAAGATCCGAACGCATCGCGCAGCAGTTGGCGAGCACAAACATTGACCGCCAATGCGGGTGCTGTGGCGCTGCCTTCGTGGCGTGCGACTCGACGCAGGTTTACTGCGGCGCAGGGTGCAAGCACCGCGCGAGGAAGATGCGAGAACGACAACGAAAGACTGCTGCCCTCACACCGTCAAACATCAAAGCGCCGCTGGCGTGTTGATCGTCCTCACACCGTCAACGGATACCCTCTGACGACGGTGTAGTCCTTCCACATGGCGCCCCACTTCGCGCGGCCCTTCAGCGTGCGCCGGTCAAGTTCCACAACCTTGGCCGGCGCGCTGTCCGTGCAATAGATCACGTCGTCGTCGTAGGCGTAGGCCAAGATCCAATGCTCGCCCACGTCGTCGCCGGTGTAGTCGACATGCAGCCACCCGAAACCGTGGCGCGGAGCCAGCCCGTGGCGGTCGATGGCGTCGCAGATGGCGATCGACATCTGCCGGACCGTCATGCCCCGCCTGACGTCCCACGCCTCTTCCGTGTCGGGGCACTGGAAGTAGGCACTGCGCGCGAGGTGCGGCAGGACCGCCAGCGACGAACCAGGCTGCCAAACCGCCGGAGACGCCCGCAGAGCGTCGGCGACCACGGTGCCGGGGGTCGCACCGGCCCGCACGCCCGAGAGGCGCTGCGCTTGGCTGAGAGAGGCAGCGGTGCAGCCCCATTGGCCGATCGTTTTGCCGCCGTGACCGTATGGGAGCGGACCCCATGGGGCGGCGTTCTGCCAGAAGACGCGACCGGGATCGGGCCAGCCGTGGCGGGTCAAGAGACCACCTCGACGTCAGTGATTGCCCCAAACGAGAAGAACGCGCCAGCACGTCGCGCCGCATCGGGGTCCGTCGCCATGACGACGACGCTGTGGCCGTCGGCGAACGACACACGCCAGCGGGTGAGGTGTTGTGGTGGGGCGCGGAAGCCGGAGGGGTAGGGTTTGCTCATCTGAGGTGGGTCCAGTTCACGCGCCGATTGCCGTGGCGTGCGTAGGTGGCCTGCATCAGCGTGCGGTGCATGCGACGCAGACGGGTGTGGCCGTGCTTGTCGAGGTGGACAGCGGTCAGCGCCCGCGCGAACCGGCGGCGCCAACTGTGCGCGGCTTGGAGGACGCTCACCGGGGCTGCCCCGAAACCCGGCTGTCCTTCGCGATCAGCAAGCCCGCACCCGACGCGAACCCGGCAACCACCTGCGCCCAATGCTGAACGGCGGGGTCGACGCCCGGAGCGAGCGCCACGCCCTGCGCCACGGTGGCGACGAGGCCGGCAAGGGTCGTGCGGTAGCTGCGCCCGAAGACACGGCTGAGGAAGCGACCAACGGCGCCGCCGTCGTCGTGGGTGGGGTCGGGGGCGTCAGTCATGCGTCGTCGTCCTTTCGGTGTCGGCGGTCGGCTGCGATGAGGTCGGCGAGGTGCGCGAACCCCTGCCGCATCTCGACAAGGATGGCGTCGACACGTTCCACCGTCGCCAGCTTGGAGACGTCCTTTTCAAGGCTGTCGACACGCCCGACGAGGCGCATGTGCTCCGCGCGGGCCGGCCCGTTGAATGCGTCGGCGACGGCTTCCAGTTTGGTGATTGCGGTCGCGTGTTGTGCCATCTTGGCCTCGACGACGAAGAAGACCCGCCCGGCGCCAAGGATGACGCCGACCAATGACAGCACGGCGAGAGTGGTCGAGAGGTCAAGCGTCATGGCTCACCACCTTTGCACTGTGGCGCCCGCCGGGCAAGCCACGCATCCACCTGCCGGGCGGTGCTGTCGTAGCCCTCGCCCCATTCGCGGTGGACGCGGACGCTGTTCTTGCGGAAAGCCCAGTCGTTGACCCCGTCGACCTCGACGTCGCACCCGTCCATGCGGCGGGACTTCCAGCAGCTCGCGCCCCACATGAGGGCACGCGGCAACGCGGCGAGGATGCCGGGCACGTCACCAGGACGGAGCCGCTGGTCGGGGTCGGTGGTGTCTCCGTCGTGGCGGGACAGACGCAGGCCCACGCGGGGCTCGCGCTTGTGGTCCCATGCGCCATCCACGGTGTTGTCGCTCAAGCCACCGTCGCCCCACAGGCGGATGTCGGGGGACAGCGCCGTCCCCAGCGACCCGATGACCGCCGCCGGCGTCACGCCGCACATGAACGAGCACGACGCGATGACGGCCTCTCGCACGAGCACCTTCGGCGTGGCGACCTTGCTCAGGTAGACCGGGCGCGCCCTGTCGAGGTCGGTGACGCACACGACGAGGCCGGACGTTGCGTCTCCCAGCTTGGCACCCTTGCCGATGTGCTTGTCGATGGCGTCGCCGATCACGTCGAGGCTAAAGACCCCGCCGCGCGGCAGGTTGCCAGCGCCGGGCGTCAACGCTTGCCCCGACTCGAGGATGTCGACAAGCAGCGTCAGCACCACCTCGGACGGCACGCCAAACGCCTTGCACGTCGCGCCGATGGCGCCCGCCGATGCACCCGACCAGCCCAGCACGCGGCAACGGGCGTCGAGGGCGTCCGCTGCGCCAGCGAGGTAGGTGATCGCGGGTCCGCCGCCGGAGATTGAGCCGTAGACGTCAGGGCGCATCGGGACACGCCTCCCAGCCCGGCGGCACGTCGAGGGCCACGCCGAAGTGCAGCGCCCTCGCCTCCTGCGACGGTGTGGCCGGCGTCGACGCGCACTGTCCCACCTCGACGCCGTCGACACAGTAGGGGCGCCCCTGCCGGTCGTCGTTGACGTCGATGCACTGGACGTCATCGTCGGGGCACCACGCCTGCGCCCACGCCGACCAGTCCGACGCGCACGGCGTGAGCGTCACCGTGCGGGCCTCGCCGGGCACATGCGGCGGCGCGGGCCCGTCGATTGTGAGGGCGCCGGCGCCGACGAGGCCTGCGAGAACGAGAGCGGCGAGGGTGCGGCGATCCATCAGAGCCCCAGAGCGGTGGCGACTTCCGCCGCCATGAAGGTGGTCCCAGCCTCGTTGGGATGCACGCCGTCGCCGATGTCGTAGATGGCGGCGAGATCCTCCGGTGTGCCCGGCTGGCCCATGAGGTCATAGAAGTTCACGAGCACGTCGACGTTTGCGTCGGCGATGATGCTGTCCTCGAGAAGCAGCAGCTGTGTCTGGTCTGCCGCCGACCACGACGCGGCGTTGCCGAAGGGCAACGTCGGCATCGCGATTACTTGAACCCCGAGCGCAGACGCTTCGCTGTAGATCGTCGACAGCGACGTAAGCGCCGTCGCCGCCGACGTGCCCACGGCGATATCGTTGACGCCGCCGAGCACGAAGATTTTGTCCGGCACGCCAGCCGCGCGCCATTGCGCGAGGATCTGTGCGCTGGTGTTCGAGGACGCGGCCCTGTTGGTGAAGTGGACCGTCGACGGCGCATCGGCAACAAGCTTCGCGGGCCACGTCGTCACGCCGCCGCTGCCAGCCGTGAGGCTATCGCCAACAAAGAGCCACGTCTCTGTCGACGCGACAATGTCGCCACTGGACGCCCACGCCGCGACGGCGTCGTTGATGTTGCGTTGCGTTTCGGTGAGCGCGGATGAGTAGATGAGCACGTCGCCGACGTCGCCGATAAAAGCGAACGTGCGCGCGGTGCCTTCGTCGCCGAGCGCCAACGCTGACGTCGGAGCGGACGCGGAGTAGGTGGTCGCAGCGGCAGCGCCGACAGCGGCACCGTCGACGAACTGGAAGCCGTCGTTTCCGGTGCTGCCGTCGTCGTCGAGGACAGCGGCCCACATGTGCCATGTCGCCGACGTGAAATCGTCATTCGCCGACGTCACCGACACGGCGAGCGGTGCGGACCCCTTGCTGATGGCCCAGCCCACGAAGTCATTGCGGCTTGAACCGCTGCGGTCGTCGTAGTAGAGCGTGATGCCACGCGACGTCGTCGACGCGCCAACAGCGGCAGTCGCGAGCACATAGAAGAGCGCGTTTGGGTTGCTCGACGTCGTGCGCGCCTCCATCATCACCGTTGCATCGGCGCCGGTGTTGAGAAAAGTCCAGTCTGACGCCGTCGCCGCCTTGAGCACGTCGGTCCCGTCGAAGCGCACACACGGCCCGCCGCCCTGACACGACGTGCGGAACGAGGGTTGCGCCGTGCCTGTCGCCTGCGTGATGTCGAGGGCGCTGGATCCGAGGTTCTCCCACGTCGCCACGGCCGCAGCGTCGACGAGGCCGCTGTTATAAAGCCCGTTCACCGACTGCCGCAGAAAGCAGCTGTGCTCCCCCTCGACGTAGAATCCGATGGTGGCGGTCGCCGACGTTGCGCCGGATTGCGCCACCGTGATGGTCTCGACGCCTTCGCCGACCGCGTCGGGGTCGACGTCGACGACGCACGACCACGACGACGTGCCAGTGCATGCACCCGAGGCACCCGACGGCGAGGCCGACCACGTCACTGCACCAGCGCCTGGTGCGGTGCCGGTCAACGTGTACGACGAGCACGTCACCGTGCGAGCGTAGGGCAGGGCGGCGATGATGACGGTGGGGCCGGTCGTCGCCGGTCGCCAGACGCCATCGTCGCTGCCCATGATGCCCGTCTGTTGCCCGAGAACGCGGGCGTGCGACGGATAGGCGAGGAGCGCCACAACGGCGCCCCACGCAAGCCACAGTGCGCGGAGATGGGTGATCACGGCGCGGTCACCAGGAAGCGGCACTGGATGACGACGGAGCCCGCCGAGATGCATCGCTCAGGGCGCTGCACGTTGGCGCCGAAGCGGTCACCGCTGGCGTACTCGACGCCGTTGGCGAAGGTGAGCGCGTCGCCGTCGCCTTCCTTGTAGCCGACGGAGACAGCGCCCTTGGCCGTGCACTCGTAGGACACGAGCTGCCACGAGCCGGTGGGCTTGATCTCGACGCCGCCAGCCGTGGTGTCGCAGGTGATGCGCTCATGGAGCGGGAAGGACGGGCCGACGGCGGTGGCGTTTGCGCGCCACGCGTCAGCAGCGACGACCGCTGGCCCGCCGAATGCGGACAAGCCAGCGGCAAAGAGCAGCCCGAGGGCCACGACGACGAGGTGGGTGGACTTCATGGTGCATGTCCTCGGGCTGCTTGGGTGTCTCAGGCCACGCGCTTGATGCGGAGCGTGAAGTCGCGGATGGTCAGGGCGTGACCGTCGGTGCCGACGCGCACGCGGGCCTCGACGGTGTCGCTGACGGCGGTCGGCGACCACACGGCGTAGGCCGGAGCGATGCCGTTGCGGGCGGCGGTCGCGAGCTCGGTCTTGCGCGCGCCACGGCCGATCTGTGCCTTCGCCGCGCCACCGATGCTGGCCCAGATCTCGATGTCGATCACGGCGCTGTTGGTGGCGATGCCGTCACCCACGATGGCCTCGACCTCGTAGGAGCCGATCGCGTTCTCGTTGGCGACGGTCGCGACGCCGGTCGTGCCGTCGAACGTGATCAGGCCGCCGGTCTGGTCGAGGACGGCAGTGTAGAGGCTGGCGTGGAGGATCGCCTGCGGCGTGGCGGCGGCGGCGACCGTGATGGTGGCGCCGCTGCCATCGTTGATGCCGGCGACGAGCATGAGCGGCTTGCCGCCGGTATTGAGACCTGCGAGGGACATGGAGACTCCTTAACCGCGTTCGCGGCGCTGACGGTTGATGCGCTCGGCAGTCTCCCGCGCGATCTGGCGGGCCTTCTCCGAGGAGAGAGAGGGGTTTGACTTCTTGATCTGCTCGGCAGCGCGGTCGACGGTGGCCGGCTTGATGTCCTTCTCAGACACGGGCAGCCCCCTTCGTCGACGCCGCGACGCTCTTCACCATCGCCTGAATGCTCTTTGCGACCTCGCCGCCCATCTGCTGTTCCATCTGCACTTCGGCGGCGCGCTTGGCCTCCACCGATTTGGCGATGAATCCGTCACGGGCCTTGTTCCACGCGGCCAGCATGTGCTCGGGGTGCTCGCGCTTGATCACGTCCTCGTCGAAGGCGACGAAATCGTCACCCGTCGGCAGCACCTCGCCGGGCGCCAGCTTCCACTCGCCGATGCCTTCGACGAGGAAGACGGGCATCTGCTTGCCGTCAACGGCGACACGCTTTTGCAAATAGCGCGTGAGCGCCTGCCGCTGCGAGGTGGGCTCGCCTTCCTTGGTCACGCCGCCGTCGACGAACTCGACGATGTGCGGGTCCTTGATGCTCTTCAGACGGATCTTGCGCTTCACGCTGGACGCCCTTTGTCGGGGATGAAAGGAGGGGCCTCACCGCGAGGCCCCTCCCGTGTGACCTCAGTCGAGGTCGTAGATGATCTTGCAGCCGTGCTCGTCGGTGTGCTCACCGACGGCCCAGCACGAGCGGCCCACCGCGAGGAGGGTGTCGTCGGCGAGGTCGTACTGGAAGCCCAACGACGGCTCGTAGCGCTCGACCATCTCGGCGAAGCCGCGCACGCTGCCGGGGGTGCCCGTCTCGCCACGACCGGCGACGATGAGGGCCGCGACGCGGTCCACACCGGCATTGGCCGTCGCCATCACGGCCTTGTTCGCGGCGTAGAGCGGGATGCCGGCGAAGGTGCCACGGAAGCCCATACGCGAGACGTCGGGGCGGTGGTTGAAGAAGCTGACATCACCCGCACCGTTGCCGGTGAAGATGGACGACAGCGCCGCGCCGGAGCCCGAGGCCGCGAGGGTGCGGAGATCGGCGATGCCCTGCTCCTCGAGCACGAAGACGAGGTCTTCCGACGACGGGTTGTTGTCCAGCACCTTCATGAGCGCGTCGAGGAGGGTGGCGAAGCTCAGCGACGTGTTGGTCGTGCCGGCGCTCTCCGACAGGCCGCTGAAGAGGGCGAGGCTGTCCTCTTCGGCGCGGAGGTAGTGGGCCTCCATGATCTCCAGCATGACATCGCGGACGAAGGCGAGGCTGGCTGGGTTGCCCGACTCGATGGCGGCGATCACCTGCGCGCGGCTGACGCCGGGCAGCGACAGCTCGATGGCGTCGGTAGTGACCTGGATGCCCTGCACCTTGGTCGTCGGCGTGATGCTGATATTCGCCGCGACACCGAGGGTGGCGGGCGTCGAGAAGGCCAGCGCCTCGGTGTCGTCGACGGCGGCGGCGATCGCGGTCTTCTTCCGGATCTTGCGCACCTTGGACGAGCGGCCCGAGATGTCGGCGAAATTGAGGAACTGAAGCAGAACGCCGGTCTTGCCACGGAGAGGCGCGAGGGCCTCCTGCGACATGACCTCGGTGAGAATCCAGTTTGCGACGGTGGTGGACGAGCTGACACCCATGATGGGCTCCTAGCGGCGCTGTGGCCGCATCATGCGTTGGGCGCCTTGGGTGACGACGAGAATCGTCCGAACCCGAGGGAGGAGGAGGCGGGCTTGCCGCCAGAAATCTTGTCCCGCATCCACGCGGCAAAGCCCTGCGGATCGCGCGCCTTCATCTCGGCTGCCTTCTTGCCGCTCTTGTCCTGCAAGGCGGCCTCGAAGTCGGCACCGCTGACGGCAGGCGGCGCACCCATGGCAGGCGCGGCACCCTTGGCCGGGGCAGACGCAGGAGAGGCAGCACGGAAAGCCGCAAGCACCTTGCGCTTGGCGTCGATGTCGACGGCAGTCGCGTAGAGGTCACGCACGGCGTCGGGCATGGCAGCGGCCTCGGCGTCGAGGCGCTTGGCTTCCTCGGCTTCGTAGGCGCGCCACTTCTGCGCCAGCGGTTCCAGCCCCTCGAGTTCCGCCAGACGGGCTTTGGCAGCCTCGTAGGCCTTGCTCACCTCGCCGGCCTTCTCCGCTTCAGCCTGGAGGCGCTTGCGCTCCTCCCGCTCGGCCTTCTTCTGGTCGTCGATCTTCGCCTTAAGGGCGTCATACTCGGCAGCCTTGGCCTTGAGCGACTCGACGTCGACGACGTCGGTGGAGGTGGCAGGAGACGACGAGGGCGCGGAGGCGTCGGCGGACGCTTCCGGAGGCGCGGCGGGGGCCGGATTAGTGGTCATGCCGGCAGTCTACTGCACTAGAGTGCAACCGCGCAAGCGGTGGACTGCATCATAGTGCAGTCACCCGAAAACGCGCGCCCGGGTCAGCAGGGCCAAAAGTTCCCGCTCCTGCTCTGGTGTGAGGCCCATGAACGGGCGGGCCTGCATCGTCGGCGTGCCGTGGTGGAGCCAGTAGCCGAGGACGTTGTGGGGTGGGCCACGGCGCCCGCTGCGCTTGGCCTTGCCGTCGCTGGCGTAGACCTGCGGCGACGTGCCGGTGTCCGGCGCAATCGTGACCCGCACGCCATCGGCGGTCGTCTCGATGCTGCGGGCCTTGACGCTGTTCATGAGCCCGCCAGTCAGCCGCAGGTCGACCTTCCCGTCCTCACCCATGGCGGCGAGGGTGTCGCGGTAGGAGGGCCGGTATGGCGCGAATGGGTCGCCCTTGGCGTCCAGCCCCTGATCCGTCCGCCGGAGGATGGCGCCGGGGACATAGCCGGCAATCAACTTGCCAGCCTTGGCGCCGTCGAACTTGGCCGGGGTTCCGGTGCGCTTCGTCGTGACTCCCATCAATGACTCCTGCGCACCACCTGGTTGAGCGAGATGGGGCCAACGTAGCAGCCCACCGTCGACGTCTGCTCAATCTCGATGATTCGCTCGTTCCAGCCGGGCGAGACGGGGCACCATGCGCCGGTGCCGAAGTCCGCCGATGTCGTCGTCGACACCGTGGCCGATGTGGACGGCCCGCTGTCGCCCTCGGCGCCGTAGACCCGGATCGTGGCCGTCGCCGTGCCGGCACCACCGATGCGCGTCGCCCGCGCCCGCAGGTAGGCGCGCGTGTACGGCATGCCCGGCGCACCGTAGTGGGGCCGCACCCAAAAGCGCGCCGTGATGCGCTTGAATGTGCCTTGCCCGCCGCTCATCTCGATTGCGGCTTGATGGGCGTTGCCGACGTTTGGATAGACATTGCCGATCTGAGACAACGTCGCCGCGAAAGACCACATCGGGTGCAGGTGCGCATCCCCCCACGGTGGGCCGCTGCGGTCGATACCCATGCGCCCCTGCGGATTGAGAGGGGTGGCACCACCATCGTCGACAGCGGGCTCGCCGGTCAACATCTCGAGGAGGTACCGCGCCCGGCCCGACAGGCTGTAGGCGAGCCGCTTGGCGCGCGCAGGTGCAAGGCTCCGACACTCGGCGTCGGTCAGCGGCTCATGGGAGACGACGCGGGTGATGGACATAGGGCCTCACGGATCGAAGTAGAGACACGCGCCGAGGATGTCGAGCTGGTCGACGCCAGCGCCCGCCGCGTTGTGTGCGATCTGGATGTTCAGCAGGTTGTCGGCGGACGCGCTAAACGGGATGCCGGTGATCGTGGCGACGAGGAAGTTGCTCGTTCCCACCTGCACAAGCGCCACCGCTGACGACGAGGTGCCAGTGGTGCCGTTGTTGACCCGGAAGCGCCAGTCGGCTGCCGACGCTGCACCGTTTGGCGCATGCACGAAGACGAGGCACTTGAGGTCACTCGTCGACGTGCGGAACGACGGCAGCGTCATCACCAGCGACGACACGTTGTCGTTCGTTGCCGACTCCGACAGCGGATGCGTCGTCCATCCGATCAGGCCATCGGACGGCGTGGCGTCGGTGTAATCGCCGACGGCGGGCTTGCCGGTGTCGCCGTGGCAAGCGCCAAGCGCCACCACCTGCAACGGGAAGTCCAGCAACCCCTCGGCCGTGAACGACGAGCGGTTGTTGTCCCACGTCGTGGAGCACTGATAGGTGCTGTTGCCGGGGATGAGCGCGCCGGTGATGTATTCCCACAGCGTGTTGATTTGGCGGTTGATGCGCGTCAGCACATACGCCGACAGCGGCCCGTCGGTCGCCACTTCCTCGTCGTAGGTGTCATGGTCCGTCGACGGCGTGAACGTCGCATGCGCGTCGTAGGGGTCGCTCACCGCCGTGCCGCCGTCGCCAGCCGTGAGGCCGTTGGCCTCGCCGGCAGTCGCCCGCACATGGTCGAGCGTCCAGGAGACGATGCGCGCGTCCGGGTCGGCGTCGATGAAGTAGCAAGGCCGCTTGACGAGCAGATAGAAGACGCCCGCCGCAGCCACCTCAAAGTCCCAGCGCCAACGCTGCGCCTGCGACACGTTGGATGCACCGGGCAGGTCATCGTCGGTGCCGCGCGCCGTCCCAGGGTATGGCCCCCACACGTTGGCGCCGGTGCTGTCTAGCACCTCGAGGGTCACGACAGCGCCAGCCAGTGCGCGCATATCGACGTCAAGGCGGTAGATGTCTGCCTCGCCAGCCGGCACGAAGACCGGCACCGCGAGGACGTAGAAGTCGTCCTCGGCGATGGTTGTCCCGTAGATGATCAGCGACCTGTCGAGATGCTGCGCCGCGAGGGGCAGCCGCAGCGGACACCCATCGCCGTTGCCGGTGTGTGTGCTCGGCGTCTGGCCGTTCTCGCCGGTGGCCTTGTCGGAAACCAGCGCCACGTCGCCGGCCACGTTGGCGAGCCAGTCCTGTCGGATGCTGGCGTCGGCCACGACGGAGCGAGGCACGGCACCCTGAAACGTCGCGTTTTTGATGCGGGCCATCAGCGCCACCTCGGTTCGTTGTCGGTGCTGGCGTTGACACCGGCGGTCCCGTCGACGTCGGCGAGCTTCGCCATCTCGATCAGTTGGTAGCCGTCGCCGTTCGTGCCGTCAGCGCTGTTCTCAGGATCGAGCACGACATAGTCGACACCAGACTGCACCGCAAATGACGGCGCACCTGACAGCGTGATTTGATTCGTCGCCGGGATGGCTGTCACTGTCAGAGAGTCAACCACGGCGACGCCAGACAGGCTGGAGCGGTCAAAGACCTTCACCGCTGCGCCGACGTAGAAGCCGTTCGATGGGAAGCCACTGGCAGGCACCTCCGGCGTTGTGGTGTCGATGGTGAGCACCGCGCCAGCCGCCGACGTGATGACCGCCGCAGGACAGACGTGGAGCAGGCGGTCCATGACTTCAAGCTGCACGTCGACGCGCGCCTGATCGTAGCGCGGGCGACGAGCCACGACGCGACAGGTAGCGCCGCGCAACGTGGACCCGCGCATGTCGGGCAACTCGTCGAACGCCTCCGGCAAGTCCGTGCCAAGCGTGACGACGTCACCGAGACGGAGGCTCAGGTGCTCATGCGACAGCGACAGGCGCACAAGACGCCGCGCACCGCCAGCACTGCGCATGAGGTCCGCCAGCATGGTGATGATGGCCGATGCCCGCTGGCGTGTCGGGTGACGCCAGCCCGACGACTGCCGCGCGGGTCCGCTGTTCGGCGGCTCCCACACGTCGATGCTGCGCAACTCGATGTCGAAAACCTGCGGCGCACGGCGGTACCTCTTGGCGAGGTCGGCGTCGACGAGGTTGACCTCATCGTGAAACTCACCCGTGATCGGGCTGTAGCCGGCCTGCGCCTTGAGGATCGGGAACACCGTCCCCTCGTCGTGGATGACCTCGATCGGACCCTCGGGAATGATGTCCGCCGCGCCGATGTTCGTGGCGTTGGTCGACCGCGTCGCGCCGATGGGCACGGGCTTGATCTTGCCGTCCACCGTCGTGACGACAGCGGTCCCGGTGAGAAAGCACCACTCCCTCAGGATGTCCGTCACCTTGCGTTCGCCGTCGATGATCATGGTCATCGGCGGGACAGCCGTGATCGCATCGAACGCCGTGGAGTCCACCTCCGACGACGCGAACGCAGCACCGAAGCGCCAGCCGAGGTCGGACGACTCCGACGGCGGTCGGCCCGGCAGGTAGTCGCCGCCGGACAGCGCCTGCCCCTCGTCGGACAGCAGCACGGACAGGATGCTGGCAGCGCCGGGCAACTGCACGACCGCAATCTGGCGCACGTCGCCGACCGACGACGTGGCCTGCATCGCCCGCGTCGTCTGGAAGCTGGGCTCATAGGCAAGCGTGATGCTCCCAGCGAGGTCGATGGCGGTCAGTTTGTGGATGCCGCTGCCGAACTCCGTTTGCGCGATGACGTAGGAGTCCACCGTTTGCGAAAGCCTGAACTTGCTGGCGTCGGTGACGGGGTGCTCGATGACGGGAGACGCGCCGGTGAAATCCCATGTACCGGTGCCGGTGAACGTTGCGGCCTCGATGCCGAGCCCGCAGACGCGCTCCCAGTATTCCTGGACGATGCCAGCCAGCCGCAGGGACCACGCCTTGCCGCCGGTGTGACGCGGCGACTCGTCGACGAGGTAGACGCCCAGCAGCGTCTCCGTGTAGGTGCCCGCGCCGTCGGGGGCGTAGCCGTACAGTCGTGCGCGCCGGCCTCGCCAATGTGGCGGTGTGGTGTAGGCGTTGTCACCAGTCGAGGTGTCACCAAAGAGCGCACGAGCCGTCGAGCCGAACGCACCGCGCGTGCAGCCGAGCCAGTCGTTGGCGCCGCTCACGGTGCCGACCACGATCGTCTCGTCGCCGATGTAGACAACGTCGCCGCTGGAGACCGCAGCCGCGTCCGTCACCTCAAGGTCGGTGTCGCCGGATGTAAATGCCGTTTGAATCCACGTCACAGGCCTCGATGCCGACGCAAAGAGCGTGCGGAACAAGTCGGCATCGGTGTCCAGCATCTCGACGTCAAGGGTGGCAGCCATCTCGCGCCGTTCGACGAGGTCCAGCACGGCCTCTCCCTCGGTCACGCCGGTCATGCACACCACTTGCGTGTAGCCCGACAGCGCCGACGGAGAGCCTGGGATCGTGCGCGTGACGAACGCATAGGGGATGCCCTCGACGCGCAGCGCGAGGTGGAGGTCGACGTGTTCGCTTGCCGCACGCCCGTAGTAGGTCACGTCGTCACCTGCTCATGGGCCACCATGTCGAGGTCATAGAGCGGCACGCCCGGACCGATGCGGCGAGGGCGGAATGACTGCACCGACTCCGACGACCAGTGCAGCACGGCAAACGCATTTGTGCCGTCGCCGGTGTCGAACGTCGTCCCCGACGTCAGCGCGATCTCCTCAGCCTCGAAAGCAGCACCAGCGCCGAAGCGTCGCACGAACGCCTCAAGTGTGGCGTCGACGTCGTTGGGGTTGGCCCGCAGAAGCATGCGGGCCTCGTTCACGAAAGCGAACCCGAGCGCCCACGACACCATGTGCGCCGACATCGACACGCCGACGACGCTGCCGTTGCCACGCCGGGCCACCTCGGCGACGCGGTCGCCGAACGGCTCACGCTCCCGCAGGATGTCGTTGCCCACCCACGCGCCGGCAGCCGAGACGCTGGACGTCTTGGGGTTGCCATCGTTCGCCGTCGACGATGGGAATCCGATCAAGTCCATGTCGAACGTCTCGGACCCGTCGACCACAAGCTGGAACGTGTCGGTGCCTGTCGCGCGGGTGATCGTGACGGTCACGCCGGGGTTTGCCGGGTCGATGTCGCCGGTAACTTCGACGGTGTAGGTGTTACCTCCAGCGCCAAACGCATTCAGCTTGCTCTGGATCTCGGCTGACAGGCTCGCGGTCCCGTCGGTGCGCAAGTAGTAGGTGCCCGCCGCAAGGTCGACGTTGCCGACTGCGCCAGCGCCCTCCTTGAACCGCAGGCGGTTGTTGCTGGACGTCAGAACGATGGCGCCGCGCAAACAGGGGTAGCTCATCGTCCCGACCTCCGGTCCCCGCTGCGAAGCTCGCGGTGGATGGCCCGCGCCGTGTCCTCTGGCAGCGGACCCGCGACACCGTATGTCACGTTCAGCACAAGGGGGCCACCGGTGCCGCCGCCGGACGTGCGCGGGGAGGCGCCAGGGTCGCGCATGGCGCCGGATGGGGAGGTGGAGCCGGTCTGACCCTTGCCCATGAGTGCAGAGACAGCCGCAGGGCCACCAGCGGCGACGGCAGCGCCAGCGGCAATCAACCCGATGCCGGTGGCGATCTGGCCGGGTGCCATCGGGTTGCCGAGGCTCGCCCCGGCGATGCCGGCAGACAGCGCCTTACCGCCTTCCAGTGTGATGAACCCGCCAGCCTGCCGGGACAGCGACGTAATCATGGCCTCGACGGCACCCTCTTGCCCGGCAGCGATGCCGACGAGGCCGTCAACCACGGTGGTGGCCGTCGTCGAGATGGCGCGCGACAACGTCTCGCCCTCATGCTTGGCGATGGCCTCGCGCTTTTTGGACTCCTCCTCGGCGACCTCAGTGCGAAGACGCTGGATCATCTGGTCCGTTTCGAGGCTGCGCAGTTGCAGGCTTTTGCGCTCGGCTGCCGCCGTGATCTCGGCTTCCATCTCTGCTTCCGCGATGTTGCCGGCGACGGTGCCGCGCAAGCCAGCCTGCGAGAACATGCCCGCCATCGCTTCGCTGCGAGGGTCGGCCATCGCCGTGATGACGCCTTCGATGTAGGCGCGGCCGGCCTTCTCGCCGCGCGTCGTGGCGGCTTCCTTCTCTGACTTCTCCAGCTCGATAAGCTGGATCTGCTGCATCTTCTTGATCTCGAGGTCGAGTTTCTTCTGTGCTTCGATCGCCGCGTTGAACGCCTCCGGGCTGACGTAGTTGCGCGACGCCAGCGGCCCGAATCCGCGAGACGGCAGCATTTCGGCGCGGTCGCCAGTCAGCTCCCGCAGCCGTGCGAGGCGCTCCGGCCCACCGACTGCGTCGATGACGGCGCGGGCCTCCACCATGGCGACCTGAATGCGCTTGCGCTGCTCTTCCATGGCGACGCCGGTGGCGCCGATCTGCACAAGACGAAGATCCCGCCCGAGGTCAGCGATCTCCTTCTGGAGGTCGTCGATGTAACTCTTTGCGGTGTCGACTGCCGTCTTTGTGGCGTCGGGGACGGCGCTGAACTCCTTATAGAGTTGGTTCACGCCGACAGCAGCGAGGGAAATGGCAGCGGTCAGTCCAGCGCCACCGCCAAGCGACATCACCAGCGACGGGATGTTGTTGACGATGCCGCCGATCCCGTACTGGAGGTCTTCAAGCGCGCGCGACGCTTCAAGCCCAGCCTGCCCGAGATTGCGCGTCGGCTTGGCGGCGACATCCATCGCACGGCCGGCTTGCGTCGCGGCGACCTCGGTCTTATGGAACGCCGCCTCGACCTTCTCGACCTGCCCGGCAGCGGCCTGCGCGCCCTTGACGTCGACGACATAAGAGATGGTCTGCGTCATCGTCTGCCCTTCGTCGGCCTCGCCGCGTCGTGTGCCAGTCGCTCGGCGCGGTCCTGCGCCGCGTCCGACTCCATCTTAGCAGCCCTGCCGGCGTCGATGACAGCCAAAGCGTCGACGGTGTGCGTCGACAACTGCCGCAGGGCCTCCACACCAGGCTTGCCGTCGCAAGCGCGCCACAGCGTCAGCGCGGCGGTCACGTCGGGATTGTCCCGTACATGCCTGCGCGGACAGCGCCGTGTGGCGTACTCCGTGCCCGCAAAAAAGAGGGTCGGCCCGTCGCGGGTGCAGCCCTGCTGTGATCGTCGCGCCGTGGGGCAGTCGTCGCAGTCGTACCGTGTCAGGTCGACAGCGGTGGCAGCCCACAGCGCACGGCTTTTCCCACGGGCAACTCGAGGAAATGTCGGGCAGCCTGGTACAGCGGAGCCAGCAAGCCGGCGAGGGTCAAGCCCGGCATCGACTCAGCAATCGTCGGCTTCAGGCCCTCGATGCCCGACACCTCGACGACGATGGCGGACACGACACGGGCCGCGATGGCGTCCAGCGCGTTCAGGGCGGCTTGTGCGCCGACGAGGTCGCCAGAGACGCGACACTCCCGAACACGCGCCCATTGCGCCTGCGTCTCGGCATTCCAAAGACGTCTATCGGCGTCAGCGACTACCTGCATCGTGACGACGATACCCTCCAGCGCCGGGTCTGGTTCGTAGGGGCCGACCTCTTCGAGGGCGTTGCCCTCGGTGAGCTCTGCAAGCAGCCGCGCCTCGCGAGCCAGCTTGGCGCTGTCGCGGTCTGTGAGTGCCAGAGAGACGCCAGCGACTGATTCCGTGACCTGCTTCCAGTCCGTGCTGTCGTCGAGAGGCACACGCCGTTTGCGACGTCCCTCGATCTGCGCCTTGCGGGCCTCGCGATAGGCGTCGTGCGCCTCGCGCAAGACGTCTTGCAGCGGAACGGGTGTGCCACGGGTGCCGGGATAGATGAGCAGAGCTGGCATGTGCGCCTCATGTGAGGGGGTTTGCGCGGCGATATCACACGCGCTGCGGGACGTCGACAATCGTCAGGGTGCCCGACAGGACGGGCAGATTCTCGTCGACGTCGCTGACCCACACCTCATAGACCCATCGGCCGGGTTGAAGTGCGCCAGCGTAGTCCGCCGCTGCGAACGTGAACGTGGCCTCGCCCGTCGCCGGGGAGACGACCGTCCCAGACTTCGCCAGTTGGCCTTGGGCGCGAACAACCATCGTGACCGTGTATCCGGTCAGGTTGAACGCTCCGCCGCCGCTGGCGTTGATTTGGAGCGTTACTGTCTGGGTGTGGCCTTGCTTGATGCTGAGCGACGTCATGTCGACACCTGTCCGGTGAGAGTGAGGCCGGCTGGGACGGAGCCGGTGAGAGATTGCGCGGCGGGGATGACGCCGCCGGCCGCCAGCGTAGCAGGCACGGTGCCCATCGCCGACAGGGGTCCGGTGATGTTGCCTACAACAGGCAACACCGCAGGCACGGTGCCGAGGATCATCGCCGGCTTGTTCGTCGCCCAGACGCCGACGCCGTCAAGGGTGATTGCGCCGATACCGCTATTGGCTGGGACGGTACCGGCACCATCGACGGCCGCATCGTCGATGGTGACGACGCCGGAGGCAAAGACCACCGCCGCGACGTCGCCAGTGCAGGAGACAGCATCGAGGGTGATAGCGCCCGACGCAACGTGAGTCTGTGTGCCTGCGCCCGCCGCCGTTACGCTGTCGAGGGTGATAGCGCCCGTGCCGAACACCACGGCTGCGACGGTGCCCGTGCTTGTGACGGCGTCGAGTGTGATTGCGCCCGTGCCGGCGACGACAGGCGAGCCCGCGCCTGCTACCGTGACGGTGTCGAGGCTGACAGCACCCGTACCAAACACGACAGCGGCGACGGTGCCTGTGCTCGTGACACTGTCGAGGGTAACAGCGCCGGACCCGACAACCACCGGGGAGGCGCTACCGGCGACCGTGACGGCGTTTAGCGTGATAGCGCCAGTGCCATCGACGGATGACGCGCCGACGTCGCCCGATCCCGCAACGGTGACGTTGTCGAGAGTGACCGCGCTTGTGCCGAAGACGACGTCAGAGACGACGCCAGTACAAGCGACGTCGTCCAGGGTGATTGCCCCGGTGGCAACGTGGGTCTGCTGGCCACTACCAGCGAACGCCACCGTGTCGAGGGTGACGCCCCCGCTGGCGACGATGACGGGCGAACCACTTGCGGCAACGGCCACCGTGTCGAGCGTGACAGCGCCGGTCGCGACGTGTGTCTGCGATCCGTTACCAGCCGAGACGACGGTGTCGAGGGTGACTGCACCTGTCGCAACGTGAGTCTGTTCACCATCGCCCGAGACGGCGACGGTGTCGAGGGTGATTGCGCCGGTTGCGTCAACGCCGCTACCTGACCCTACCGTTGCGCTACCGCTGACGACGGCATCGGCGAGCGTGATGTCGCTCGACTCTTCAAGGTTGATCGGGGGATTCGGGTCGTGACCGATGGGCGTCGTCGCCCATTGCGTCTGCGCCCACGACTGGACCTTGAGGCCGTTGCCAGAGATGCGATGCACGGCAGCGACCTCCTACGTCGTGATCAGCCCGACGCCGTGGCAAACATCCCGTTGATCGTGGCAGCCGTCGTCGCGGGCGTGTTGACGTCGAGGAACGCCAAGCAGGCGTCGTCGAAAATGCGCGTCAGGTTGAATGCGGTGTTGATGCCGTCGACGATCGTGATCATGTTCGTGACGATGCACGGCAGCCACGCAATCGGGTGTCCGATGACGAAGGATACGTTTCCTGTCACCGAGGCCGAGCATTGCATCTGCGTCAGCGCCTTGATTCCGTTGTCGCCGGTAGCGAGCGGCGCGAACCATTGGTTCAGCGGATGGTCAAGGCGGTTGATGATGCCGCTCGCATTACCCGTCAACGACGGGAGCGTCGCCGCGTTGCCGTTGTGGTCGACGTAGGTGCACGTCGTCCAGTTGTGCGCGGTGTTGCTTAGCGCCGCTTGAATCTCGACCATCAGAAAGTTCCCGTCGATCGAGTCGGGCTGATCGTCGGCGGTGTTCTGGTAGCGCGTCGGCGTGCCGGTGACCGACTCGGTAGCCGTCGATGCCATGGTCTTGTTGACTTGAAAGAGACGGTCGTAGAGCAAGATCGACCGAGGACCGATCGACGACATGATGTCGGCGCGCACGAAGTGCTGCGTGTCTGGGCTGGTCGGGTTGACGAAGAAGAAAGCGCCCTGCGTCGCGTCGTCGGTTGCGTTGCCCGTCGGCGCGTTGCTCGACAACGCCGCTGCCGCCGGATAGGCGCCCACGCGCCACAAGGAGTTCGTGCCGCCGACGACGGCGGTTGTGCCCGCTTTGTTGAACGTGAAATCCTTCCGCTTCCCGAAGTTTGAGACCTCGTTGATCAAGTCGGAGAGCGACGAGAAGCCGTGCATCCGATGACGCCCGGCGATCTTCGCGACGGCGTGGTCGAACCTCTCGACGCAGCGTTCGGCGAGGCCGACGAAGTCGCCCCCGTCAATCTTGCCGACGAAGTCGCCGCCACGCCCGACCCAGACACCGCCGGCACCGGGCACGCCGCCGACGAGGATCGGACGCTTGCCGTGCCACGTTCGCATCGACGACGAGAGGTGCTCGACCTCGTCGCGGCCGAGCCACCGTTCCAGCTTGCTCGCGTTCGTGCTACGTCGTGCGATCACGTTGGCCATGTCGTCGTCCTCTCAGGTGCAGAATTGGCCGGCGTAGATGCCGACGTTAGCGGGCGGCTCTGTCGTCGTCGACGTGGGGCTTGATCCATGACCATCGCGCCAGAACCCGACGACGGAACCGCATCGCACGCAACGCCAGAACGCTTTGCTCTCGACGTCGGCCTCGCCAGCGGGAGCCGTCGCCGACTCCCATTGCGCGTGACCGAGGTTGAGCGCCGGGTCGACGTCGTGCATCAGTTATTTCCGTCGGTGATGGTGAGCGACGTCACCTGCACAGGCTGGCCCGAGACGATGGACAGCGTCGTCAAGTTGAGGTCTGACCCCGACGTGCCGCAGTCGCCGTCGCACACGAAGGTGCCCGTGCTGTCGACCAGATAGAAGAACGCCGCCGTGCCGGTCGCGTTCGCCGACGTGTCGGAGAACGGCGTCGTGAACGTCAGCACACCCGACGACGACGAACCGCAGGGATCGGCGCACGTCAACTCAGCGAGCAACGTGCCCGCAGGCGTCGCGCCCTTCGTGCCGGGCTTGCTGCCGCTGTAGATGCGAAGCAGGCCAGCGCCAGCGCCAGCGTCGACGGCGATACGGATTTCATCGACACGAAGATTTCGGACGGTGTTTGCGATTCGGACGGCCATAGGTCACCCCACAGAGAGGATAGCAGGAAGAGCGCCGGTGCCGGTGGCAACGACGCGAGCAACGGTGAGGCCGTCGACGTGCTGCGTGGTGACCACGCAATCAGCCTCGGGCATGTAGGCATACATGACGGCCCCGATCTCGGTGCCGACCTGAAGTGACACCTTGCGGGTCACCGACACGTCGCCAGCGGCGTCGCTGTCGCCGATGAGGTCGTTCAGCGTCGGGCTTCCCGCGCCGTCTTGCAGTTCGCCAGCGAGGTTGGCGTCGCCGAGGTAGACGCTGAACTCCATCGTGAACGTCTTGCCGTCGCCAGTGCCGCTCACGCCACCAACGCGCCCGTTCGTGCGCGTCGACGCAACACGTGGCGTCGTCGCTGCGCTGTAGTTGATCGTGAGGTCGCGGGCGATGACGTCGTTGCCGGCGAACCACATGCGGCAAGCGTCGACGACGATGGGGTTACCCGACGTCGGCTCAGCGTGCGCCGGGTTGCTCTCTGCGACATCGGCGAACGACGTCGGAGAGAAGACCGAGGTCATGCCGACAAGGCCGGCATTCGGCAGGGCAAGCGCCATCGACATCGGCATACAGCCGAAGTAGTCGCGCCGCCAGTCCTCACCCTCGGCGGCGAACATCGCATGAACGTGGTGCGTGACGGCGTCGGCGACGGTGTAGACCGCGTTGCGGAAGACGGTCGCGCCAGTCGTCGGGGTGCCGCTGTAGGGATGGTCCAGCGTCAGCGTCGTCGTGCCGCCACCGCTGGCGATGCGGCCCATCTGCAAGCCCGCCGACGAAGCGAAGGCGATGACCTGTCCATTCGCCGTGGTCGTGCCGACGACAGCAACGATGCCCGACGCTGGCGTGTGACCGCTTGCAGCGACCGTGGGCGCGACGCCCGACGTCTGAGGGGCCACAGCGCCGAAGAGCGAGGCAAGCAGATAGCCCTGCTCCATCTTCGCCTCCCAGTCGGTGACAGCCGCGCCGGTGTTGCTGTTGACGCCGCGCATCTCGGTGGCGACGGAGATATCGGCGAGGTCCTGCACACCACGGACATGCGAGTAGCGCCGGCCCGACAGGCTCCGCAGCGGCCGTGCAATCGGCGCACGGTTGCGAGGGAGGAACGATGCGCCGTCGTCGGTGAGACGGAGCGGCACCAGCGTCGGCGTACCGCTGAACGTGAAGGCGTTCGTGTGGAGGCCGTAGCGCAGGGTAGAGAGTCTGGCGACGTCGGTCATGTGCTGTACCTCACTTCAAGAGTCATCCGGAGACGGCGAGCACCGCTCACCTGCTCCACAGTGTAGGGCGCTACGTCGGTCCCTGCTGGCGTGACAGCGACGATGCCGCTCGTGGCGCGGTCCCAGTTGGACCCGAGGGCGAATGCCGCCGCAAGTTGCGCGGCGTCGGTCGGGATGGCCTCGTCAATAGCCGAGGTGTTGCCGACGCTGTCGACATACTCGACAACGATCCCCCACGTCAGCCGGTGCCGGGTCTGCTGCACCTGGTACGGCCCTTCGGCCGCACCCGACAGCACACGCCCCCACCATCGGCGCGACTGCGTCCCGACCGTCTCATCATGGCCTGCGACGTCGTGCGTAAAGCGCGACGGGAGCCCACGCGAGACGACGGCAGGGGTGATGCCGCCGGGGATCGCCACAAGGGCGCGGCGGGCATCCTGCCACGTCAACGTGAAATCCTCATGAAGCGCGGACCCTGCGAACCCGGCGTCGGAATCTCCGGCGTGACCTCGTCCTGCGAGCGGGTGATCAAATCGATCCGGTCGTAGGTCGTTTGCTTGATCTGCTCGTAGCTGGCCTCAAGCCGCGACACGAATTCAGACGGGGCGGCTGGCCACTGGCGAGCGAGGTGGACCACCGTGGCGGCAGCGTGCATCGGCACAAGCACGTCGTCGGTGAGCACGTCCTCGTCGAGGATGCCACGCGCCGCAAGCGCCGGGACGAGAACCATCCGCCACGATGCCTGAATGGCCTCCTCGAGGGTGAGGTCGCTTGACGACGCAATCTGCCGGACGACGGGATAGGACTGCGTCAGTTCTGTCGGCGTCAGCGCAATGGACGTGATGCGCCTGACAACGCGAAACGACTCGTCCCACTCACGCACGACGCCGTCGACCGTGGCGCGAAACAAGACATAGCCCGCGCCGGGCTCAATCGTCTGTGCTGCCGTCAGGGCCACAGACACCGCCAGACCGCTCACAGTCGACGCATGTCCGATGTCGCAGGGCAGGGGCTCGGCAAGCCACAGAGTCGACAGGGTGCCACTACGGGCCGCGACAACCACAACCGGGCGGGCGCTTGACGAATCGGTGACGAGGTAGCGCCGGCCGGCGACGATGGCGACCGACGCCGCAAGGGGCAGACTGTCCGCGCCCTCTGGCACCGCGCCTTGTGTCGTCGTCGACAGCGGGTCGACCGTAGCGGCGATGTAGGCTCCCAGAGCGTCGGGAGACTGCGACGGGATGCGTCGCGCCGTCGCCGACGAGGGAACGCCGGTCGACACACCGCCATCCGTCGACAGGCGCGGATACGACAGGATCGTGTCTGTGGAGCCGACCAGCACGCGCTGCATGGCCTGCACTATAATGCAGTCAGGCGGGGGCGTCCACCACCAGCCGCGACCCATCCGGCCTGTAGATCGGGATGCCCTCCCTTACCGCCGTCTCCACCGGGGTCGGCGCCCATGAGTGCCGGCAGTTGTAGCCGCCGCAGTAGTCGTCCGCCGGCAAACCCTGCCCGTTGTCCAAGCGCGCCGGGTCGGTGACGGCCTTCCCCACCCACGCTCGGCAGAAGGGCCGGTTTTTGGCGTCGCGTGGACCGACGTAGACGTACACGAGGTCAAGGTCGCCCTCGACTGCCTTGGCCGCTGCCATGACGCTGTGACGGCCCGCCGCCATGATGGCCGCGTCGACCGCCGCAGACGCCCGCTGGTAAGTCGTGGCGAGCCGGGCGCGTACATCCTCCACCACGTCCGCCAGCGAGCCGCCAGACGCGATACCGCGCGCCACAGCCTCACGCATCTCGGGGATGGCGGCGCGGAACGTGGACACCACCTCGGCGAGTTGGCCGTTGACGATGCCGTCCAACTCCTCCCGAACGCTCAGAGGTAGCGTCGCAGGGGGAGCACCCAACACAGCGCCGACGGCCTCGATGGCACGCTGACCGACGACAGACGCCAGCGTCTCCCCTTCCTGCTCCAAACGACGGCGCACCTGGGAGAGCACAGCGGCCGACGTCTGGGCCTGCCGACGGACGAGGCTGTCCTCGCCGGGGAGCGTGTCGAGGGAAAGCATGATGCGGAGCAGGTCACGCTCAATGGTCACCTCGAGACGTCGCAGATCCTCGACGGCTGCGTCTGCGACCACACCGGCGGCAGCGGCGCCGCTCATTGCTCAGTCGTCTCCCGTGGCGCCGTGAACGGCGAGCCAGCCAGCGCGCCGGGCAGGCTCACCCGAGGTTGCGCCGTCGTGCGGATGCTTTCAAGGTAGGCCAGCGCCGAGGCGCGGTCCTTGTCCATGCCCAGCATGACGCGGGCGTCGGCGTCGTCGATGATGCCGGCATCCTTGAGTGCAAGCACCCGGTCAACCTTGGCCTTGTCGTCTTCGTAGGTCTTGCCCGTCGACATGGTGACGCGCGGCATGGCCCCGCCGAAGTCGGACGGGCTGTCCGCGTCGAATCGGGCGAGAATGTCGACGAGGATGGGCCACAACCTGTATTCCTCGAAGCGCCGGAAGATCGGGCGCATCTCGGCGATCCGCTGCTCATGAGGGGCGTTGGCGATGATGCGGGACACACCCGACTGCGGCGCACCGGGCTCGACGGCGTAGGCGTCGGGGCTGTTGCCGCGCGAGACGCCCAGCTCTTGCAGGTCGCGGGTGGCGCTGGCCTCGATGGCGGTGTGGTCGGCGCCGGGGACGAGGTATTGAATCGTCTCGCTGGAGCCGATCTGCAAGACGCTGCCGGGGCCTCCCACCAGTTCGTTGGTGTCGCGCAAGCTGCCCGTGTAGACCGTCGTCGCGTGGGCCTGCATGTCGATGACGTGCTGGCGGTTGGAGCGCGCCACGTTGAGGGCGTCGACGTTGACGATGACGTCGCGGTCAGGCTCCGGCCACATGCCACCCTGCGGCGCCTCCGTGCGCAGGAACGCGCCGGGGAAGAGGCCCTCATAGACCTCGGACGGCGTCGCGATCTTGCCGTCCTCCGACACCCGCCGATGTGACCACGCCCCGAACGTCACGGTGCCGTCGTCGGCCTCGGAGAACTCACGCGACCACACCCACCACACATCGGCAGCGGCCTCGGACTGTTCGCGAGCCTGGCGGATGGCGCAGAACCACATGGCGCGCTCGTCGTCGGGGGCGCTGTGGTGGCAGATCGTGACGACGTCGTGGGGCCAGTAGACGTGGGCCACCGGCTCACTCATCCGGAAGCCCAGCAGCACGAAGACGCAGCGGGCGCCCGCGTTGGCCCGGCGCTCCACCTCGGGCATGAGCACATCGGCGCCCACGTCGTCGAGGGCGTCGCGGAAGGCGATGGCGCGCGGGTCGTTCTCGTCGAGGGGCTCGCCCTCTCCTTCATCGCCCTCGACAAGCTCGCGCTTTGGCGGCACCTCGTAGACGCCGCTGTCCTGCCGCGCGAAGAACCGCAGCCAGTTGACCGGATCGATCGGCAGGTTGTCCGCCGTCTTCGGGTACCGCTTGCGCAGCGCGTCTTTGACGACGCCCTGCTGGTCACCGGCATAGCGCACGGCGATGGCGCGGACGACGGTGTCGTAGTCCGGCGCACGCTGTCGACGCCCGATGGTCAGGAGGTCTTTCAGTTGCTCCGGCGACCACACGCCAGCGTCGTCGCGGATCTGGTCAATGAGGGCGTCGCTTGCGGCTTGGGCGTTGAGCATGTCTCACCCTATCACGTCAAGCCCAAAGCGAAACAGTGCCATGTGGCGCGGTTTCACGCCGACTCGTAGCACTCCGACGTCAGCACCCACTCCACGACGTCAGGCCGCATCAAGCGGCACTCCAGACACCGGCCCGTGTAGCCGGCGCAATATTGGTTGTCGACGTCGGCGCCTTCGCAGTAGGACGGGAAATCGGTGCGCGGGATCTGGTTTCCCACGTCGTCAGGCACCTTGCACTGTGGCGGCAGCGGTTCCTCGGGCCCCGACGGCGCGGGAGGCTCGTAGGGCTCCGGGCTGGCGCAGGCGGCGAGGGTGAGCAGGGTGAGGGCGGCGCAGCGCATGCTTCAAGCTACGCCACCGGTCCCCACTCGTCCATGACGGACGTCGGCGTCGGGTCAGATCCGGGCCGGCGCTGCACCGGGTAGAGCCGATGGCAGACGTAGCCCAGCGCGTCGAGGATGTGGCTCACGTCGCTTGCGCCCGTCTTCTTTTCGGGCTCGCCGTTGGCGTCGAGGGCCTGCGTCTCCAACGCACGCGCCAGCACCGGACAAGCGTCCACGTCGACGGACAGGCGCCGATCGCGAAAGAGCACGTTGACGGTGTTGACGCGCTCCATGATCGGGGGGTTCCGCGTCGGCGGGTCAGGCCGGAAACCAGCCTGTAGCAGCAGGTGGACGTCGGACAGCGTCGACGTCGTATGCAGGCTCTGCCCGCTGGCATCGGGGTAGGCGCGGATCTTCATGCTGAAGACGTCCTCCCGCGACACCTGCCGGCCACGGGTCCTGGCGATGTGCGCCATGATGGCCCGCGCTGCACGCTCAGCGTGCTCGTCCGTCGTCGTGCCACCTTCCTTGACCACCTCGCCCACAACGTGGATGCGGCGGGCCTCGTCGTCGACCTCGGCGATGATCCACTGCATGTTGCGGACGTTGAAGTCGCAGCCGATGACGATGCGGCCCGCCTTGACGACGGGAACGCCGTTGATCTTGCGGTCAAAGCGGGAGTAGACGCGGCCCTCGCCGCCGACGAAGTAGCCACCGCGCCAAACGTGGTCGAACGTCTGCGGGTTGTTCTCGCGGTCGAACTCCATTTCCTTGCGCAACTCGTCGGGAAACCACGGGTTGTCGTCGTAGTTCACCGGCACGACGATGCTGTCCGGTGGTGGCGTCTTGCCCCGCAGCAGGGTGTCGACCGCGTCCTCTGGGTGGAACGGGTTCCATGTGAACCACAGTTCGCTTCCGGGCTTGCGGATGGTCGGGCGCAGTAGCCGTAGCGACTTCACCGACAGGCTCTGCGCCTCCTCGACCCACGCGCGATCGTAGCCCTCGAGGGACTTCACCGAATCCGCCGTGTGGTCTTGCATGCCGACGAAGATGATCCGGCCCTCGCCGTAGCGGGACAGGATCGCCGTCTTCTGAATCTCAAAGTAGTCGTCGACGCCAAGCGCAGCGATCTTGGCCTCGATCAGCCGCTTCACCGACTGGTCGAGGCTCTTCTGCACCTCGCGGACACACACCGTCGACGTGTTGGGGTCGGCGACGTGCTCCTCGACGACCATCGTCGCGAACTCATGCGACTTTCCGCTACCGCGTCCGCCGTATGCGCCTTTGTACCGGGCACGTCTACGGAACGGCAGCGACCATCGGGGGGTCGGGATATCAAGTGTCCGCATCGCCCGCCGGCTTGTCGACGACGAGGCGGCGGATCATGCCAACGGCCATGTCGCCGGAGACTTCGACGCTGTCCTGGACCTTGCCATACAGCCGATCGACGATCTCCTTTGCCGCATCCTTGCGCACGCGGTCGGAGCACGACGCCGCAAGCTCCAGCGCGGCAGGCGGGTCGCCCTCCTCCGCGATGCCAGTCGCGGCTGCGCACAGCACCCGCAGCGCGGGCTCGCCCTTGTCCTTGAACCATTGTGGGAGGGGCTTGCGCCCGCCGAGCTTGTTGCCGGCGAGGAACTTGCCTCCCCCGTCTCGGCTTGCGCCTTCGGTGGGGTTGGTCATACCACCCATGGTACAGACCACGTCACCGGTACACAACCGTTAGACCGTGCAACTTGGCACAAAAACCAAACCCCCCACCCACACCATGTGAGAAGGGGGCTTGTCGCGCTGCTGTGCCGCTGGGTGAGCCTACTCGGTCACGGCCTCCGTGTCCACCGGCTGGACGTTCGCCAGCACCTCCGCCGTGTGCTCGCAGCGGTGCTCGAGCTCCGCCACGCGCTCCCGCAGCGCCTGGTTCTGCCGGCGCAGGCTTTCCACCTCCGCACGCAGCTGGTCCAGCGCGTAGGCGTGTTCGTTGGCGAGCCGGTGTCCCGCATCGGCGAGGCGGGCGATCGCGGCGTAGCAGGCGTTTTGGGCGGTTTCGATGTCCATCTCTCTCCCCTGTCGAAAAGCCCCGGCGAACCGGGGCGGTGTGGGTGGTTCAGGCGCGGCGCATGCGGCGCAGGCGCTCCCGGAACCGCTCGGTTGCGGCCGCAACCTGCTCATCGGTGAGTTCGTCGTCCGGCGCTGGCGGAGCCACCGGCAGGTCGACACACCGCCGGGCGGCAAAGTACGCCTCGCAGGCGAAGAACACGCCGGCCCCGCACTCGAAGCCTTCTTCCTCGCTCTCGTCGACGGCCTCGGTCAGCTTGTCGCCAGCCTGGATGCACGCCTCCATCGCGGCTACCTTCGCGCGCAGGGCCTCGCACTCATCTGCGAGGTCGTCGGACATCGACAGCGCTTCGCGCAACACGTCGCCAAGTTCGTTGGCGCCGTAGTGCTTGACGCGGTCCCATTCCTTCTCGGCATTGGCCCCCATCAGTTCATCCCCGCCGCCATGGCCTCGGCAAGTTCCTCGGCCTGCGCACGCTCCTTCAGGCGCTTGCGCGCCTCCTTGAGCATCTTCCGGTACTCGCCCTGCGACTGCATCCCGGTGAGCGTGCTGACCTTGATCGTCTTCTTGTCCATCTTGTCTCTCCTCAACCCGGCGTCCCTGCCGGTGATCCCATTCTACACGCACGCACAGAAGTGTCAAGCGTCTAGTGCGTGGCCGCATTGGGAAGCCGGATCTAGTCGATCTGTCTGATCTCCGCGCACCCGGTGCAGACCACGACATGCCCCCACGGGTCCGATCCCGCGAGGTGCGCTGGGCCATCCACCTCCACCGCTGGCGGGTCAGGTTGCCTGCCCTCGAGGCGGGCTTCCCAGTCGTCGGCTACGGGGTTGCAGCTGCACATATGACCTCCCCACAAAAGCCAAGCCCCACCGCGCTAGGTGGGGCTCGACCGCTCCAGGGGGGACTTGAGCTGCACCGCTGGAGGGGAGCAACGGCGGTGGTGGGGGCAGTCTAGGGCAGGCCGGTCGGTGGGTCAAGGGCTGAGAGGTCGGACCCCTTCTAGATGTATTGATCAGAGATCAGAGAGATCTCCTAAGAAAACTCCTTATATATAGGGGCTTCCGTTGTTTTAGATCCTTCTTTCCCAAAACGCAGCAGCGGGTCCGACTTTCGCCGAACCCGCTACCCTTTTTTCCCGTGAAAGAAGAACCCTACTTGGTCTTCAGTGCGTAGATCTCACGTGGGCGCCCCCCTGTAGGCTCCTTTGCTAGCACGATCGTCCCCTCATCGGCAAGCCGATCGACAATCTCGCCCACGAGACGCGCTGGAAGCGCCCTACAGGCCCGCAACAGCTCGGACCTACCCATCGGCCCGCCTGCGGCCCTGATCGCGCCCAGAACGAGCTCACACTGCGCCGCGTGGTCATCCCACGATGCCCGGCGGTTGGCAGCCAGGCTGCCGGAGAAGACCCGCGCAGACTCTTCCGCCAGCGCGATCGCCACCCGAGCGCACTCGCCAGTTACGACAGGCACGTCCGCCTCGGGTTGCGCCAGCGCAGCCAGCACCATCGCCAGCCGGCCCGCAAACTCAGGCAGACGCGCCAGCACTGCCGGGGGCACATCCTGCCGGGTGCCCTCGCGCCGAGCCTTATCCGCGTCGTGCTTGCACTTCGTCAGCAAGTCACGCGCCGCGTCATCTTCCGGCATCGTGACCGGGTCGTAGAGTCGAAGCTGATCCACGCCCGTGTCAACCGTCACAGGGAGGGCCAGGTGCCACTGCTCGTGGCGCTCGCGCACCGCCAGCACCGCCGACCGGATGTCCAGCGGCAGATCGTCATCCGGCCTTGTCTCCGGCGGCTGCCAGTCCGGCAGCACCCACTGTGAGCGCATCCACACATGACGCCCGACAAAGCCGTCCGCCACGTCGACCGACGTCAGCACGCTGTGAAGGCTTTCCGGAGTCGTCGAGCCGAGCACCGTCACGACAGGCGCGATCAGGTCCAGCTTGCCGCCGCCCTTCACAAGCGACACCGCCGGGGACCACTTGTCGGTGCCCTTGGTCGACAGCTCCGTCAGGCTCTGTTTGATGTCCTGCCGGTGCGTCGCCGCTCGAGGCCCCATCATGTTCCCGAGTTGCATTCCATACTCGTCCAGCACAAGGCAAGTCGCCACGCCAGCACCGACGGCCTTCCGCACGCCGTCGACAAAGGCAGGACCGCTGCTAAAGCTGTTCGGCCCGCGCAGCGCCGGCCAGCACTCGTCGATCACCCTCGACAGGCAGGACTGCGGACGATTCTTGCCCTCGCCAGACGACGCCATCGACACGACGTACAGGCTCGAGGTCGACCGGCGATAGACCAACCGCCGGCCCGCCATCGCCGAACCCAGCGCCAGAAGCGCCGCGATCGTGAGCCCAGGCTGCGGATGGTCGGCGCCACGGATCACCCACCCACAGAACGTGTCGCAGAGCCCTCCGAGCGCCCGCACGTCGGCCAGCATGCGCCAGCGCGCCGCGTCCTGCTCGGCAGGCGTCGGTCCCTTGTGCTTGGCCTTCTCCGGCTCCATGATCTCCGGCTCCACGGCCAGCGCGTTGATCTCGTCGACGTAGTAGCCGCTGTCAGACTGCACGATCGCCTTGTCTGCCGGGCTCCGAGGGTGCTCCGCGCCAGCCTTCAAGCCGCGCTCGATGGTACCCCTCGACTTGCGCTCGCTCTCGCCCTCCCATCCACGGGCCACGCTGTAGAGCGCGTCCGCAGCCACACCGAACGACAGATGCCCGGCGCCGCAAATCTGGCCGAGCTTGAACGCCGCACGCACGAGCGCGTGGTTGCGCCCGCCCTTGCCTGTCCGCGCCACTTCGTCGACTTCCTGCCGCAGAGCCGTCTCCGCCCACGACGTCGCCGTCATGGCAAAGGTCTGGCGCGTCAGTGTGATCGCCTGCTGTCGAGGCCGCACACGGTCCACAATCCACGACGGCAACGGCGTCGGGTCAATGTCGTTCGTCCATGTGTAGCCCTTGCCGTCAACCACCGACGGATAAGCCACGATGTAGCCACCCTCGCCGCGCGTGTCGGCATCAGGGCTTATCGCGTTGCGGCTTGACTTGGCAGTGTTGGGCAGCCGCACACCATCCGGCAGCGCGTAGACGTAGTGCCACCCGCCGCCCCTCGTCCGCGCGATCCACGTCTCCGGCAGGCGCGGCATCACCTCCGACGAGGCCGCGTCGATGTCGACGACGTAGATGCCAGACACCGACCCCGTGGCGATCGCCACGTTGGCACCCGGCGTCTTCTCCCACCACGACCGGATCGTAACCTCGTCCGTCGTTGCGTCCTTGCACCCGGCGCTACCCGCAAAAGGGATCTTCGTGCCGGGGCTGCATGGAAACACCGCAAGCCCGCGCTCTGCGTACATGAGAGCAGCTTCAAGATTGGTCATCGTCACGTTGCCACCTCACCAGGGAAGATCGTCGTCAGAGGAAAAGATCTGTGGCGTTGTCCACGCGGGCTGCGCGGCTTCCACGATCTCGCTGCTGTGCGCAAGCCACTTGCTGGAACCGAGATGGTTCCCAAGGCACGACGAGCACTGCAGAAAGTAGAGCCGACGCCCGAGGCTGTCTTCCTTCCATGTGATCTGAACCTGTGCGTCCTGTGTCGAGCACGCCGCGCACATCTCGCCCAGACGCTCGGCGCACACGCGGTCCGCCTCGTTCTCGATCAGACACGCGCCACAGGTGTTGCAGAAGTGCGTGTGCGGCCCGTTGGCGACGGTCGGTCTGAACCCAAGCCGCGCGATCGTCTCCTTGCAGCATGGGGCCATGACCGGGGTCAAGTCGCCCTCGTCGCCGGGCTCGCGGCGCTCGCCATGATGGATGGCGACGACGCGATCCCACTTGCCTTCTTTCTCCGTCTCAATCGCGACGACCGGACGCAGGTGCCCCTCGTCGAGCAACGCGATCGCGTCGTCGACGCTCTCAGGCAGGCGACAACCGGCGTGCTCCTCCCACCACCGCATCGCTTTGCGCCACGCAAAGCCGCCTTCCTCGTGCTCGACGCAGACCCACTCCGAGGCAATCTTGCGCCCAAGACCGAACGGCCCACCTGGCGGGTAGTAGTCCATGCGCAGCGTCGGAGGCGCCGTGTCGTCGCCGGTCTTGTAGTGCTTGCGCCACTGGACCTCGCCGACCTCATGCCGCACAGGCGGAGCCTTGGGCTTGATCTCGAGGGACAACGCCGGCAGGTTGCTCGCCTTGTCGTTGGCCTTGCGCTC